GCTATCTCTATTTGTCCTAATAACAAATCATTTACTTCATCCTGCCTCATACCGAACATGCCCATTCTACCTAAATTTAATTGGACTTGTTGCGATAATTTTCCAAAACGTTGTGCAGACTCTAATGCCGAATCTCCAAGGGTACGTATAGTAAGACCATTACTCGTTATTATACGACTAAAATTGTCTATTGTCAAACCTGCATCAGCAGAAGAATGTGCAAGTGTTATCATTTGTGCATTTAAACCTAATCCTACATTTGCTAAATCTCTAACACGTTTGACATATTGATCCATCATTGCAGTTGCACTACCAATTATTCCGTTATTATCAAACATAATATTAGATAAACTGTTAAATGAACCATCAAGTTGATCTAAGTTTCTAATAAGCCTTGCAAAATTCATTGAATAACTTTTCAAAGGATTCCATAAAGCTTCAATAAATCCTCCAAAGCCTGAACCCATTCGTCCGCTTGTACCTTCAATAGCTCGAATAAGTTTATTTGTAGATTTAGTTGTGTGTCGCTGGGATTCATCTGATTCGTCTTTAGATGTTCTCTGTAAACCAGAAACCGCGGCTACTAATGTTTGCAGGGTTGATTCATTTGCCCATTCAGGGTAGTCAACTCCCTGCTCTAATGCTGACATGGAAACTCGTGGCATTTTCTTCCTTATAAATAACTGAGAACACTTTCTTATATTTATTCTATGGAAAATCCTTTAAAACAGTATTTCAGGGTTCCTGGTGCCTTTATCAAATTACCTAGTAATGGTAAATTTTATTCAGTTCCACCAAAATTATCCTCTGAAGGTGAATTAGCAATTTATCCTATGACAGCAGAAGATGAATTATGGCTTAAGAACCCTGATGCATTATTAAATGGCGAAGCATCAAAACGAATTATACAAAGTTGTGCTCCGGATATTGTTAATCCTGAAGAAACTGTATTAGCAGATGCAGATGTAATTATGGTTTCTGCAAGGTTTGCTACATATGGCGAAGGGCTTACAGTTACAAGTGAATGTCCTTCATGTAAAGAAAACACAGAATATAGTTTTAAATTACCTGATATTCTTGCTAGTGTTAAACAAATACCTGATGATAATTCTATACAAATTGGAGAATTACAAGTATTTGTAAAGCCTACAACCGTTAATTTACAAGCAAAAATAGGATTAGCATCTCTACAATATAGAATGTTACTTAATAAAATTGCCGAAGAAAAACAAGAATTACTTGAAGATAGGCAAAAGGAAATGATAAAATCATTTTCACATAATATAACTACATTACAATTTGAAATATTAAGAGAAAATATTGAAAAAATTGTAATGCCTGATGGTAATCATGTTTCCACAAAAGATCATATTAAAGAATGGTTACGTAATATTAAAAAAGTAGAGTTTGATGCATTAAACACTAAAATTGAACAATTAAATGAATCCGGTACTGACATTGCTTATAAGGCAGAATGCCAAGCATGTGGGCACAAATATGATACTAATATTGCAATGGATCCAGTATCTTTTTTCGCATAAGGCTTCTTGACGCAGGGTGGGATAACATCGATTCGCTAGTTGAGGAGTATCATAACGAAAGCGATCAATTCATAAAAAGTTTATTTAACATTGTTCTTACAACCGAAGGTGCCGTGTCTTATCAAGATGTTGCTAAAATGACCGGTAAGGAACGTAACTTACTGATTGAAGTAGCAAACGAAAGATCAGAAGAGTTAAAGAAAGAGTTTGAACAAAGAAGGACTAAAAGGTAGACGGCATATCATAGTCTCTACGAGTATTACTCCAATGAGCATTTATACCATCCCATTTTTGAGAAACTTTAGCCATTGCTTTCCAGGACATTTCTTCCTTAGGTATTTTAGTTGCAGGTTCTCTTATTAATTTATGAGGTAATGGATTTTTATATGTACGTAATTTTACATTTGAAAATTTGTAGATATGCGACCATCCAGTATGTGTATGAAAATGCCTTTCGTTTATTTTAGGATCTGTTATACAAAATTTCATAATATCTAGAATAGGTTCATATAACATTTGTGAAGCACTATGACTTCCAAAATATAATATATCCACAATTTTTGTTTTACCACGTTTTAAAGTCATATCTGTTGTATACATACCATCTGGTAATTTATTTTCCGCCCAACTTATTGCATCTGCAATAGGAGCGGCCGAATTATAGTTTATAGCACAATCTAATCGCATTCTATATACAATGTCATAGTTATCTTCTAATAATTTAAAACTGTGATATGCACTAAAAAACATACCATATGCTTGATAGTTTCCAGCATGGCCGATCTCACATTCTGTTTCTTGTTTCTCGGGGTCTTTCCAATAACAACAATTAGGATTTTCCTCAAGCCATTCGTCTATAATATTATACCCTGTAATTTCTATACGTTTAAAAGGATAACATTCATTTAAATCTCGTATTAATTTATCTTTATCATGTTTTACAACAACCTCTGCTATTGTTTGAGTATCCCACGTATGTAGAAAATAATCAACTGAAGTTTCTTCAGTTTCAAAATACTGCCTGTTGAATATACATCCAATATCAGCAAACCTAGGTTGTCCACTAAAACATACTGCTACTTTTTTCATATTTCAAATTGTGTAAAATCATCTGAGCAAATACCATAAAAATTTTCTAACTTCATTGCCGGTGTCGGTAAGACAGCTATTGTTTTAACTTCGCTTCCATATTGTCCTGGATATGCCCATATATATCCTTGAGATGTTACAGTATAATTGTCTTGTTGATGCCAAAATACATTTATTTTCTGAAAGGTAAGTAAGTAATTTAAAGCCTCGAAATTTTTTGCATGACACCATAACCGATTATGTCTATCTTGTAACCACGAAATATCTACCATGTATGTAGGATTATCATGTCCAAGCCACAACCCATCATTATAATACCAAACATCAATTTCTGCTTCGTATCCTTCGCTTAAAGATTTATCGATATATTCAGGAGCATTTTCAAGAGGATTGCTTCCAACAGTATTACCTCTATGTGCTATTTTAATCATATATCTTTTACTCCACAATTAAACGATGAGCAAAGCTCATCGAAACCATCAGATACTTCGTATCTTCGGTTTAATTTGTTTGTTATGTTACTTATTATAGATATTAACTGAATTATAGAACTTATTCCCTGAGTGTCAAGCCACACTTAGCCTGTATTTGGCTAAGTGTCCTATTCCCTTCGGAACTGCACACCTCCTATTAACTAACCTAATTAAAGGAAAAAGGCGGTTGGGCTATACCCTTTTACAGTCTACTATACCAACGCAGGCTAAATGATTACAACTATAGGAGGCAGTTAATAATCAAGCCTTGCAAGTTTCAAGTCGTCAGAATTGCTTGCTCGTTCCCATCTCGTGAATTATGGGCTTGTTAATGATCCTTGCCAACGGAAATCTGCACTAGCACTATGTACTCATAGTATTGCTAGAACTCGACCGGTCAAATAAGACAGTTAGTGGCGTATGGGTTACCTTGGATCGAAAGGTATTTTACCGATTCTTTATTTAATTGCCAAAAGTCTGAATAGCCTGTGAAAAGCCAATCTTTATATATGGTGTGCCTAAATGTTTTAAATGAGGTTTTATGGAGGGATTCCTGAAAGCCAATGTATTTGCCTTTGCGATTAAATTTTAATATTAATAAGTTCAAATCTTTATCTTCTGATACGTCTAATAATTGTTCTATCCATTCTTCTAATAGCCTAATTTCACCATTATATAAAAATTGGTGAAATGGAAAATCTGCATATGATTTACATTCTACATTAAAATATTTCCAATTATCAGGTGGTATTATGTCTCCTCTAAATGATTGAACTTGCCCTTCAGACAAATGTTCTTTTCTTATAACATTAGAGCCACCGACATAAGCACCTGACGACGGTGTTCTTATAAAACTTTCGTTATATAAATCAGAAAGTTCTTTTGCTATTTCTCTTTCAAATGAACTACCTTTAGTTTTACTTTTACTTGGCATTACCTAAAGTGGCGTTATGTATTGCTAATAAATCTTCTTTTGTTTCTTTTTTAACTTCTTCTACAAGAGTAGGCATATTTGAAAGATTACCATTTTTTATTATAAAATTCCACAAATCTTCAAGGGTATTTAATTCATACTCAACAACATGCAATAAACTTTTATTATCAACAATAATATGTTCTTCGGAATGTAATTTGTCTACAAATTCTTTAAGTTTAATTCCTTTAAAATTTTGAGAATTTAATTCAGTAATTCCTGGTATCGGTCCTTTTTCTTCATAAATTTGTTTCCACATTCTTTTAACTGCACCTACTACTCTTTCTTCTATTTCCGAACGATTAATCATTTATTAAATTCCGAATTTTCCATGGTGTGAAGCAAACTGTACCTAGACTAAAATGATCTGCTCCATGGTCCTTATACATATTTATTGTGTCTTTTGTGTAAATCCCTCCACCTGCTATAACGGTCACTGAGGGATACTTTGTCTTTATGAATTTCAGAATCTTTAATGTATAAGGGATTATTGCTCGTCCGCTCAACCCACCCTTCTCCGTTCGTATCGTGTTCGAAGCGTGTATTTGAGTGTATCCGCTCATTAGGACTGATTCTATTTCTCTTTCTGAATACGTAGGGGGTATTTTGCAAATACACCATTCTCTTTTATCCTCCGTCCATTTACTAAACCCTGTCCATAATGGATATTCCTGTGCAAATTTTTTTGGTGGCCATTTACCAGTATTTGGACAAGAAATGTTTATTTCTACAGATGCATCTTTTGGCACAATGTCGTACATGTTGTGCCAGTCATCGCCTTCTATATGTGCTAAACTTAAAATTTCATTGGGTTTGTGTTTTTGTACACCAGTATGTATGCCTGGATTGCGTAATCCAAGTTTATTTATCCAGCCACCCCGTGTTGGCCGTAAAGTTTTTACAATTTGTTTTAATCTTCCTGTTCTTCGTTCTAAAGTCCAAGAACCAGTTACAGATATTGCATTTTTAAATTTTAAATAATTCCCAAAGGGAGCAGAAATAAAATACATACAAGTATTTAATTTATTCTAGAACAAAATCTTTAGTAGTTTCGTATGTTGTAAAACCATTTTCCTTTGTTACTTGTAATATATCTGTAACTCTGCTTTGTAATTCATCCTTATGACTTACAAGAAATACATTTTTATTACGTTCTCTTGCCATCTTTTTTAATACTGACATACTTGCTTCTACGCCCATTGTATCCATGCCACTATCAATAAGTTCATCTATACATAATAAATTAATAGGATGATTTAAATTTTCAAAAACATCTCTAAAGGACCAACTTAAACCTAGTATAAGTCTATTACGTTCTCCTCGAGATAAATTATCAAAATCTAAATCACGTCCTAGTTCTGTAATTTCTACAGTTAGATCATTTAAAAATTTAACACTATGTGGTAATCCTAAATCTAACAAGTACTTTTGTAATTTATTATTTAGATACTTTAAGTTTTGCTCAACAATAAGTTTACGTATATACGAATCTGGTTTTGTTAACATATCCTTTAAAAATTCTCTATGAGTTAAATCATCAGTTAACTCGTTAAGTTTATCAAATGATACGTCTGTCCACGCCGTTTCTTTTAAACTTTTAATTTGATCTGCATATGGATCTTCTTCTTTTTGTTTTGTTTCTAATTTTTCTTTTAAGTTTTTTAAAGAGTTTTTATGATCATGTGCATGTTGTATGTTAGTATAACTAACAGACGGTTTTTCTTTATGATGTCCTATTACTGTATTAGCCGCAGTAGCCGCATCATGCTCACTTTGTGCTTTATCTATTTGCGTCTGTGCATCTTCTAACTGTTTTTCTTTTTGTTTAATTAATGTCTCGTGTCCATTTGTATGTAAATCCTGTTTGCAAAGCGGACAACTTTTATTTTTTAATTGCTCAAGATCATTTAATATAGATGTACGTACATTGTCTGCATGTTTTAATGCCTTTTCAGCAAGTGATAATTCTTTCTTACATTGGTTTTTGGCATTAATCCATTCGTTAAATTCGTCTAATAATTCATGTTGTTTTAACTCATGCTCAATATCTATTTTGCTTAAACGTTCAATTCCTAATGTTAATTCATTAACTTCCTTTTTCCAGTTTTTTTGCCAAACAGTTGTACGACGTTCTAAGTCTGCTATTGTTTTTTCTATTCTTGCATTTGCTTCTTGTTGTGCTTTAACTCTAAATTCTTCTTCCTTAATGTTTGATTTTACTTCTTTAATAGACTCTTTTAAAACTTCCGCTTTTTCACTAAGTTGTGTAACACCTAGTATGAGTTCAATCATCTCACGTTGTTCGTGTGCTCGTAAAGCAAGAAATGGTTCTGTGTATGTATTAAGTGCAATAATATGTTTAAAAAGTGTACTATTAATACCAAGTATTTTGTTTATTTCTGCTTGTGTATTACGTCCTTCGCCTTGCATTTCATCTGTAGTACCATTATCAGTTTCATGTGCATCAACAATAAATTTAAAAATATTAGGTTTTCTACCACGTTCAATTTTATAAAAATGTCCATCCTTTTCAAATTCAACGGCAACCATCATGCCTTTGCTATTTGTTTTGTTTATTAGGTTGTCCTTTTTAATACTTGTTAAAGGAACACCAAATAAACCATAACTTAGAGCATTGATAATTGTAGTTTTACCTGTTCCATTACGTGATTCGTTAGAACCTAAATCTAAATTACTACCTAATACTAAAGTTAACACTGAGTCGTCAAATGTAACGGCCTGCGTTACATTACCTACACTCATAAAGTTTTTTACAGATAATGTTTTTATATTAAGCATTAAGAAAAGATCTCCCCATTACAAGATAATCAGCACCGGCATTAATAGCCTCCTTTGGTGTTGCTACTTTTGTTTGATCGTCATTAGTAGAAGTTAAACGTATCCCAGGACAAATTCTAGATAATGCATGTTTTGGATCTGCTTGGTTTACTTTTTTTAAATCTGGAACTGAACAAACAATTCCATCAAAGTTATCTATTATTTTATTAACATGTACTTTCCAAAATTCATCAGTAGCATGTATTGAAGACTCTTCTGTTGAAGACCATGATGTAAGAGATGTTACTCCTAGCATATGAATGTCTTTACTAAATTCTTTGAGATCTTCAAATACTCTAGGATTGTTAAGTGTGCTAATAGTTATATAACTTGCTCCTAAATCAATAGCATGGCTTACTATTGTTTTTACAGTATTTGGTATATCCCACAATTTTAAGTCAAGGAAAATATTAAGATTGTCATAAGGAGCCAAATCATGCATGAGCAAATGATTAACTTTAAAACCGTATACTTCATCGTTGTATTTTTCTATAATATCTCTGGCGTTACTTACAGACATATTATCAAGTGCTACAAACACTTTTTCAATTTGCTCTTTTTCCATGTAAGTCAGTATATATTATTGAGTAAATGTTGTCCGCTTCGTCTTCTTCTATGATGACGAAATCACCTAAAGCATCCAATATTACGTAACCACCGCCATCGCGGTATTTACGCACCTCATAGTTTCCTGAATGCCCAAGGTGATTGGAAACATCTAAAATTTCCATATGTTTTTTTAAATTCATAACGAATTGTAGATGTTTACTAATTTTTCAACCTTTATTGTTTCACTTTTAATACATTGTAACTGATTTAGTACCACTTTGTCAACCGTTTCAAACTCAATTTCACCTTCAGTTTGGTCTTCAGTATACTCTGTATTTGTATTTGGAAGCATTGTTATTTCACGAATAGGGTATTTTTCTAGGTATATTTCTTTAATTTGAGTAGCCTCTTGATACGTTATATCTATGTCTAAATTAACTTTTAGATGCGTTTTAGCCTTTAACATATCATCGGTATTATCCATTAAAGTACTAAGATCGGTTGTTACATACCTAGGACAATTATCCCAGTTTAAAAATTCAGGAACACCACCCCATTCTAATATCATCATGCCTCTATCATCATCCCATGCATCTGCATAGTTATGAGGAAAAGCATTACCTATGTAATGTACATTTGATTTATTTTGTCGCTTGTGAAAATGTCCAGTAAACACATATTCTTGATTAGGAAAATGTGACATGCCTGGTCCGCCATGATCGGGCATTTCTACCATAGCATTCATTTTAAAACCACTAAGTTCAAAATGCCCAAACATATAAGGTTCTTTAAATTTAACAACTTTTTTCCATTCATTTTCAACAAGCCACGGAACAATAGCAACATCACCGTCTTGCATTATCTCATTTACAATTTCAATATTTTTCCATACTCTTCCAAAAGGAAGCGAATTAATTTCACGTTTTTCTCTGTAATATAAATCATGGTTGCCCATAATCATATAAACTTTTTCAAACGCTTGACTTAATCTTTCTAAATTACTTATAGTATAGTTTAATGTTGAAACGTTTATTTGAGCTCTGTGGTGATGCCAATCACCTAAAAATATAGCAGTTTCACAATCCCTTGCTTGTGCTTCGGTTATAAACCATTTTATAAATTCTTCACAATCATCGTTATGCAAACGACTATTGTTTCGTAATCCAAAATGTATATCTGTAAAACATGCAACTTTTTTAAATAATTTTTTCATTTTGCTTCTGCTTGTTCCAAAGGTAAAATTGATTCATCAGTTCCCCATTTTTCTGCTTTAGATTTTTGGTTCTGAAGATAATCATTTAATTGTCTTGTATAACTAGGATTATACCCATGTTTTATAAGTAGGTCATCACGTATGTTTTGACTCTTTTTCTCTAGGTTCAATATACGTGTAAACGAGTTTGTAATTGCGGCAGTATAATATGCAAATGGATTTTGTGATTTGCTTTCATCAAATTGTAAACCTATTTGACTAAGTTGCAATAATGCTTGTGATCGCATTTCATCAACATATGTATATCCACGCCAATTAGATCGCATACTATAACGATCGCACAATAACATGAAGCCTTTTGCTAAGTCATCAGTAATATATCCATGTACTGATGAAAAATGCCCGTCTTTTAAATCACCTTTCCAATGACTTCTTCCAACTTCTACAAGTTTATCATTGATTAACGTCCAATGTTTAAATGCTGGAAAGTTAATTTTAACGTGATAATCTGCTTCTGTTTTTGGATTCTTTTTTAGTTTTTCTTTTGGAGGAATGTGATCATAATCTGTAACTCTATAAATCACATGATTTTTAAGTTCTTTGTCGGGGACCTTTATTGGTGGGTCTTGTGCCTCTAATTTAGCCTTACGTATGTCCTTTGCTTGCTTAGTTGTTCTTATATTAATCTTGTCTAACGAAGGAAGAATTATGTCATAATCTGAATACTTGTCATCTTTAAACCAACAATAAGTTTTTTTAGATAAATGTATTTGCTTTAATAATTCTTTATTCGTTAGGTATTTCTTCGCGGCTTTTTTGCCGGGTGCTACTATTTTTTGCATAATAATCTACCTAATTTTGTGTTATATATATTATACGATAAAATGTACTGAAAATCAACGGATAAATATCTAAAAGAAAAGATTATCCTATGCGTATTTTTGAAGTTATAAAATCGAATATTGATGTTGCCGTTTTTTACGGCGGAAGATTTCAGCCAATGCATAAAGGTCATTATGGACTGTACCAATCATTAAAAGACAAGTTTGGTCCTAATAGTGTATTTATCGCAACTACTTTTGGTAAGAAACAACAACAAGCACATGCAGTAGGCGACTTTAGTACCGATCCATTTACATTTGAAGAGAAGCAATTTATAATTAACACAATGTATGGAATACCAAGCGAGCATATTGTTAATACACAACCGTATAGACCTGATATGAGTTTAGTTGGTTTAGACAAAGAAAAGAATGCATTAATACTTGCTTTTAGCGACAAGGATGCAGGCCGTCTTAAGCCAGGTAATGTACTACGTAATTACGAACCTGGTATGGCATTAGAACCAAACTTTGTTGACGGCAAAGAACATAGAGCATACATTTATACATCAGCATTATTTCATGGCGGAGCAAATGCATCAGATTTTAGAAGTGGTATGCGAAACTTAGAATCTGAAGATGCTAGAAAAGAATTATTTGTACATTATTTTGGCATAATGAATGATGCAGTATATAATTTGATTAACGAGAGATTAAATGGCGGCGGCACCTGATCAACGAGCTTATATATTACCACCAAAACATATAGCAGTATTAATGCAGGAAAGTCCTATATTTAAGCCTATTGTAAACACAGGTTATAAAGTATTATTTCCTTTTACACCGACTATACAAGGCGTACATTCTGCAGAATATGGACCTATGGGCGTAACTCATACAAATTATCAATACTACTCTTATCAAGGATCAACATCACCGCAACTATCAGTAAGTGGTCCGTTTTACAATCAAACAATAACAGAGGCGGCTTATTATTTGGCTTGTGTACACTTTTTTAGATTAGTAACTAAAATGCGGGCAGGAGTAAATGACCCTTATAGAGGAGCACCTCCGCCTATATTAAGATTTTTTGCTTTTGGACATTTAATGTATCATAATATACCTGTTGTTGTAAGAAGTTTTAACTTTGAATTAAATCCCCAAGTAGATTATATAGATGTTGGCGTTGAGCAAACCGAAGGCCAAGACGAAATGTATTATCAACGTGTACCTACACAATCAAATTTATTTTTAGATTTACAAACACAATATTTGCCAGGAAAAGCATTAAACGAATGGCATATAGATGATTTTGCAAAAGGTAATTTAGTTAAGAAAGGATTCATTTAATGGCATTTAAATCAGCAAGCCATTATTCAAATACAGTATCTAATAGTAAGTACCTAGATATCTGGGATCCTCCTTCTAATTTAGAAAAAACAGGAAAAGAACAAACTATAACAATTGAATCAAAATATGCAAATCGTCCTGATTTGCTTTCTTCAGATTTATATGGTACGCCTAGACTTTGGTGGACTTTTTCATATCTAAATGCAGATTTACTTGAAGATCCTATATGGGATTTTAAGGCAGGCTTGGACATTCTTATTTTTGATCCAAACGATATAAGAAGGGTATAGCATGGCTACAACTCATAATGACGATGAACGTTATAATAAAGCCATAGGTGCTAACGCAAGAGGTGGAATAGGCGAAGAAGAAGGTAAGTTTATTCTTGGTAGTTTACTTGATCATTTTAATTATACATACCATCTTAGATTTACGATGCTAAATCCAACACAAGCAAAAAAGATGGATGCCTCTCTTGGCGTTGTAATGGTCGAATCGGCGGCGACAACAAGATATATCATTGATAGTTTTGAGCTTACACAATCTGTTGGATGGACCAGAGTAACACGAAGTGCTTTTGGCGGTAGAGGTACTTTAAATTTAACAGAAGCCGGTGGTGCATCATTTTTAGATAGTATATTACGTGCCGCTACATTTCTTAAAATTCCTAATTATTTAGAAGCAACATATTTAATGGAAGTAAGTTTTCCAACCGAATCACCTGAAGATATAAAATTACCAACATATAAATGGTTATTCAAATGTACAGGTATAACAACCAATGTATCTCAAGCAGGTTCAGCATATGCGATACAATTAGTAGATGTCTCTCAAAGTGCTATAACATCTGTTGCAACTACAATTAAAGAAGCAATAGTTTTAGATAAAATAGAAACGTTTGGAGATTTTGTAGAAGAAATAGAGAAAAAATTAAATAATGCCCAAACGAAAAAAATAAAAACAACGCATCTTGTTAATGATGAATATGAATTTATATACCCACAATCATGGAAATCTTGGAAATTTGAAAACGTTGATCAACCAGATGAAAATGATCCTCTTATGCGATCTAGAACAGATCCGTCAAAGATACAAGTAAAAATTACAAAAGGAACTAATTTTCTTGATATAATAGGACAAGCATTAGGCTCAACTGTAAATTTTCAAAAATGGGTTAGTGATAGAAGTTCGTCAGGGGAAGCACCAGATAGAGATAAAACAGACGAATTATCGTTATCTACGATTAAAAAGTTCTACAGAATACAAACAGACGTAGATTATATAAAATATGATGTTTTGCGAGGAGATTATGCTAGAAAATATACGTACAAAATAATGAGTTATTTAGAGCCTAGACTAGATTCTGGAATGGCTAAAACGTATGTTCCAAATATCGGAAACAAATCACAAGCAAATGCAAGAATAGACAAATTACGTAAAACAGGATTACTTAAAAAAGTATATGCACATACAGGAACAGGTATAAACACAAATGTATTAAATTTTGATTGCACAATTGATGCTTCCTATTTTCAATTACAACCTGTTTTTAATAGTGCTAGTTTAGATTTTATACCAGGATATAAATTTAAACAAGGCGGTAAGCATAAAGAAAATGCATTACTAGATGATATTAAAAAGTTAGATGCAAAAATAGAAAAATTACAAACACAAATTGAATCAATGAATCCTGCTGAAAGCGGAGTGCAACAACAAACAAAAGAAAATGCTATTAATGAACGTAATGCTAAAATAGATGAACTAAGTAAATCACCATCAACTAGTAATGAAAGATTAACGCCACCTACAACAAGTAATAAAGGGCGTATGACAGGATTAACATATGTAGAACAATTTCAAAACGAAGAAGAATATTTAAATCCAAATAGTTTTCCTGTAAAGTTTATAGAAGATGCAAATCAACCAACAAACATGGAAGCATTTCCTGGTGGAACACATCGTGGTAGAGCATTTTTTAATACAACATATCTAAATTTAAGTTCTGCGCCTGAGTTTTCAAAAATAGATTTACATATAAAAGGCGATCCGTATTGGTTTGGTAGTCCAAACACTATACGAGATGATTTACCAGAAAATACATGGTATGCTAATTATGAGTTAGGTAGTAATTGTTTCTTTTTTACAATGAATTTCCCTTCAACTTCTTTAGCAACAATGGATTCAAATTCTCAGTATGGTAGTCCAGATGAAGACAATATAAAAAATCTAGGCCTAGCATCAGGTGGTTCATTAGGACAAACAACTTCAATGTTAACTGCTGATTCAATGTCAAAAGGACAAACTGATGGATTAGGTGTAATGACAAGTCCAGAACCATGGGTGCAAGAAGCAAACGGACTTGAGGCGGTTTATCAAGTTACGCAAATTATAAGTAATTTTTCTAATGGACAATTTACACAACATTTATATGGCTTTAGAGATGTAACAGTTAATATTGCATTAATAGCTGAAGAATTAAAAAAGAATATATCTCAGATAAAATTAAAAACAGGTGGTAACTAATGGCTGGCGTTATTTCAAGTGCGATACAAGAACAATATAAAACAGGTGCTGGATATTATAATAAAATGTCCGGCATTTATATTGGTAAAGTAAAAAAGAATGAAGATCTTGAAAATCATGGTAGATTGTGGGTATGGATTCAATCTACTGGCTCATCTGAAGATGATGAAACATATTGGTTTCCATGTGTTTATACTAGTCCTTTTGCAGGTGCAACAGATCAATTTAAAGTAACACCAGGCAAAACATATGATTCTACACAAAAAAGTTATGGTTGGTGGGCTACACCGCCTGATATTAATAACTATGTAGTTTGTGCTTTTCCTGAAGGATATCCCTGGGGTATATGGTTTTCATGTTTATATCAAATTAGTACCAATCAAACAGTACCAGGTATTCCTTTTAATACAACTACTGCTGGCGAATTTCCTGCCGCTAATAAAAATAGATTATCACAAGGTAAAAAAGATACAACATTTCCACCACATGATGTATTAAAGAAAGGACTTACAACTCAAGGATTAGAAAAAGACAAAGTTCGTGGTTTAACTACAAGTGGTGCAAGACGTGAAAGTCCTAGTAAGGTTATTGGTGTATTAAGTCCTGCTCAACATCAATTTGTTATGGACGATGTTGATCCTGATAGTGGTATAAGATTACGTACTGCAAATGGTGCTCAAGTGTATATAAATGATACCAATGGTTTTGTATACATTATTACTAAAGATGGCAATAGTTGGATAGAGATGGACAATGACGGCAACATAGATATGTATGCAAAAAATAATGTTAGTATACATAGTGAAACAAATATAAACTTACATGCTAATCAAGATATACGTATGCAAGCAGATAATATTATAGGTATAAAAGCACTTGCAGATGTGCATTTAGAAAGTGTTGGCACAACAAATATTCAATCTGGTAGTAATTTAATGATAACAACAGATGCAGATGGTAATATAAAATGTGCAGGTGGATATAAAGAAACTGCAAGTAGAATTGACATGAATGGGCCTACTGCGACTTCCGCAACTAAATTAACTGCAAATAGTTTAAGCGAAAATACAAATGTAACCTCAAGTATTGCAGTTCGAGTTCCTGAACACGAGCCTTGGAAAGGACATATAAATCAATAATGTGGATAGGCACAGACTGTCAACAAGACGAAGTGTTTAATGAAAACACTTACACTTGGCCAACAGGACAAAAATATACTGGCGAATTTATTAAAAATCCAAACACAAGCAAAAATAACTCTCCTATGATTCCTCATGGTAAAGGTACATGCGAATATCCTGATGGAAGAAAATTTGTTGGTACATTTAATTTAGGAGTGCCTGCAGAAGGAAAATGGAATGTACTAACAGATATAAAACAAGATAATAAAATGTATACTTCAGATGGTAGAGTATATGAAGGAAATTGGATAAATGGTAATGCTAGATTAACATTGCATACAGGTACAATATATGAAGGTGTTTTTAAAGACGGAAAAATAATTAAAGGAACAATGACATATCCTTCTGGAAGGAAATGGAATGGCAAATTTGATGAAAATATGCAACGATATATTCATGATCCAGTAAAAGAAACAATAGTACCTAGAGGTAAAAGAATATACTATGGAGAAGTTAACGAATTTGGCGAAGAAGATGGAATAGGATATTTTACTATCGAAGATGGTACACAAGGAGCAGGCGAATTTAAAAATGGACATTTATCTGGTATTTCTGTTTTACAAAGAGCTTCAGGAGAAACATATGCTATTGATAGAAAAGGTAATGATAAAGAAGGTCATGGCATTTATATTTGGCCGGCAAAAAATGCATATGAAGAAGATACTTGGTATATAGGAGAATTTAAAAAAGCAAAGCCAGAAGGATTTGCAATATTTAAAACAAGTTATGGATATACTTGGGTCGGCGAAGTTAACAGATCATGGATGCCTGTAGCTGGTAATGGAACTTGGTATAATAGATATAATAAACCTGTAGAATTGCCTATCTGGATAGGTGGAGAAAAAAAGTTTGAAGGATTTGGTACATTAATTGCAGATAATGGAATTTATTACCAGGGCGAATGGCTTAATGGTTTAAGACATGGCTGGGGTATATACATAAAACCTGATGGATATAGATATGAGGGTGAATTTAAAAATGATAAAAAGCATGGCAAAGGTATATTTTTTAAAGCCAAACACAATAATGTTTATGAAGGTGACTTTGCTGACAATCTCCCTAATGGTTATGGTATTCGTTATATGGCCGAAGGATTTAAAGGTAATGTCATATATAGAGGAAAATTTAAAAACGGGTTGTTTGAAGGAAAAGGAGAATTGCGGTTTAGTGATCGCACATCATTTTTTGGCACTTGGAACAACGGTGAATTAATTACTGATGATTTAAAACGATATGAAGAACAAACAGGATCACCATACCACATTTGAAGCAGGAAATTTTAATAATGGTATTGGTATTAGATATTATGAATCTGAAAAACATGCCGGTGTATATTTAAACAACGTAGAAAACGGTGTAGGCATTAAAGAATGGTCATCAGGTGCTAAAATGTATGGTTATTTTAAAGATGGTAAAATAGACAGTTTAGGACTTTTTATAACAAGTAATAAACTAAGATATTATGGCAAAATAAAAGACTTTAAGCCAGTTGATAATAAACATTGGTTTGATAACGATAACAATCCACTTAGTTTTACGTTAGACGAATCAAAGGATATATTTGCAAAAGATATTGATGCTTAAATATAGTAAAGGAATATAATGTTAAAAGTCGCACCAACAGTTGATTTTAGTATTTTTACAGCCTCAACAACTGTAGATACAACTACAAAAGCATTAGTAACTAGTTTTGCTTTAAGTACATACGGCAAATCATTTATCCTATCACAAACAAGATATCGTCCTGTAAGAATATATCAAAACGGCACATATCAACAAGGTTATTATAATACTACTCTTAATTTTGAATATGGATTAACGGCAACAGAAGCATATAGAGTTTTTGAACAAGATGTTGCAGATGCCGCAATATTTGTTAAAAACTTTTATCCCGATACTACAAAATGTACACAAAATCAATTTGATACATTAGTTAGTTTATACTTTTTTGAAAAGAATTTACAAACATTGTTAGGCAATTCTGGTACATATGATATACAAACTGCATTCTTATCTGGTACTGCTGAAAACTTTGCAAATATATTAATGGATACTTCTACTAACAGACAACGACATTTTAAAGAAGCAAAAATATACGCTTTAGGTGAGTATGGAGATGCTTTATCTACGGCATGGCTTCGTAATGAAGGTATTCAATATATACGAGCTAATTATCCGGATAATTTTCCTAGTGTGGCGAGCAGTCCAACAACTGAGCAAAAAAGACAAGCTCGGCTATCCTATTACCGTGAAGTTCAACTTTGGCTTTCAGGAATGACCGAGCTTGAAAAGCAAGATACAACTAACTTATATGATCAAGTTGTTGCAGGAACAATTGATCCGTTAAAGGCATTAAAAAGCGGAACATCAAATACGTCATCCAGAACAACTTCAATTACTGGTGCAACAACATCTACTAGTTCTACTTCGTCGTCTAGTAGTAGTTCTACTTCGTCGTCTAGTAGTAGCAGTTCTAGTTATTAAGTGAAACTATTTTATTATTATCTTCCCAATTTAACATATAATCCCATTCAAAAATAGTAACTTTACAAGTATGAAATTCAGAAGTTCCAGGACCATCATTCCAAGTACCTAATTTTTTATCTGGGTTCGAATTTTTGAGTATCATCTCGGCATAATCTTCATTAAAGTTATAATTATTTGGTTCTTTTGGTGCCCAATTAGTAAAAGATGGATTTGAATTATCGGACCATCTCCAATCATTTTCTTTTGACAAATCGGTTAATCCTATTCTTAATGAATACCCTGATGTTTTATCGATCTCATCATTTAATTGTTTATAAAAATAATTTGCTAAAAATTCATTTTCTTCAGAATTATCAATTTTCACTGGATACGAATTGAATTCTTTTGATAGATTTTTAGCCATTGACCAGGTAACACACTTATTGGTTAATGCGTATGTATGGTTTTGATAGACTGTAAAATGTAAAAAGTATTCATTAATTTGAGCTTCAGGGGAAGGAATAACGGCTAGGATTTTCTTTTCCTTCCGAACACAACGGACATTGTATTCTTTCAATTTATCCTTTGTTTCATACACATCAGGATTCATTTCTGAAAAATTTACTGTCCATGCACTAACATCCATAGATTCAGTTAGGGTCCAAAATTGTTCATAAATCTTTGATTTCTTATCTGGATAATCTCCCTTTTCAGGCAAAGTCCAATCATTGAATCCTTCAAGCTCTAGATTTTTGCAATATTCGACAGCACCATACCAATTAACTTGGTAATCAAATGCTTCTTTCTGCCACATCAGCTCGGTTGTTGGTTTATTATTAGAAACGAGTTTTTTGGGCGTTTTATTAACAACTTTTTTAGCAACAGGTTTCTTCTTTGCATAACCAGCCTGTTCAAACAACTTGTTAGATTGCATAACCTGATTCATAGCAAGTAGTTGGTTGTTTCTTTCAAGTTGCTGAAGTCTATTTTCAAGTGATGTATTTTTCTTAGATAATTTTGTTAGTGTTTCGGATTGGTCTTCCATGTAAGCATTTGCAGTTTTCCTATTTTCTTTACAAGTTTCCATTTCATCATGTGGAACTTTTATTAATGTTGACACTACAAAAGAATGTCCCATAAAACTTCCACCATGAAAGTTGCTATACCGTTCTAAAAAACGATCTTCGACTGTAACATTGCCCATGAACATTTCTGCTCTCATTTTAGCAAACGAATTACCATGGGTTAATGTATCAATGACTCCGCCATTTCCACCTATACTTACGTCTTTATGTTCTTCCATAACAGAAACATTAAGTCCGCAAAAACGAGCAAATGCAATCATAGCATCATTAAACGATTCGTTTTTTGCATCTTTACGTTCCGAGCGTTTATTTGACATACCTACAAAAAAATATGCATCATTAGTTTGTGGAGGTTTTCTCAGCCAATTAGGTTCTATTGCAGGCTCGGTATGATCTAGTTGAGAGTAGCCTGATATTTTTACTTTGTGTATTGATTTTGCTTTTGGAGTAGTAGCCGTTGCAGTTGAACAGCCTATAATAAACGGAAGAAGTAAATATAAAATCTTATCCTTTATTGTTATTTTGTTTTTCATCTTGCCTTTATTTGCCTGTGTTGAGAGTTTAGGAGTGACCTAAGCCACTCCTGAATGGATTACTGGACTGGTTTTTCAATTTGGAAAAAGTCGTCATCATTGATGCCTTCTTCTTCGACCAATTCCCAAAATTTAAGGCTGTTTTCAGCCTGCTCTTTGGCGACCGCGGTTACTGCATTACTTGCTTCTTGCTTTGCTTTCCAAACATTTGCTTTTGCAGTTTCAGCAAATGCCTCCATAAAATGCTTCTTAGGCATTGATACTAATGCAAAGTACTTGTATCCTGGGCGTCCAACCATATCAGTTTCACGCTCAAAATACCACTTAGTTGTGCGGGCACCTTTAAGAACATTCATATGAACGAACTTATAATAGCCCCTCGAACCTACTGTTGGTGCAAATGTAGCACCATCAAGACCAAAACTTAATTCAGCCTCTTCGTATTTTGCAGTAGCAACGGTGCTTAAATATTCCATACCAGAAAATAAAGCATCACGTTTAGCGGCACGTCTTGCTGATTTTTCAGTCGCATAAAGCGAACTAACACCGGTAAAGTATATCTTATCGCCGTCGAGCAATGGTTCGTTCATTACCCATTCAGGACGATTTGATTGATCCGGATATGTCACTGGTTTAAGTTGAACTTCTTCCAGTGGTGGCCGGGCTGAGTTGGAACAACCAACTGCTACTAATGCAATCACCATTGCAACGAGGATATATTTCATAACATTCCTTTCAATTAGGATTAACTTATTTTAAAATATATGTTTACACAATGTAAACACTTCTTTACCTCATGCATTTATTATACACTATGCTTGCTCTAGCGTCAACCTCTTTTTTAATTTTTTTTCATAATAAAGCCATTTTTTTGCAAAATCACACGATTTTGTTTCTTCTGCCCACGGCCCACCTAGTGTATAATGATAATTTTTTATATTTTTAATAGGATTATATTCACCTACAAGGAAGTTATAATGTATAGGCATTTTACCTATAAAGGGAGTTTCGGTCCATTTGAAGTGCAATAAATCACTTGCTGGAGCATTGTTAACATACTGTAAAGTTAGTTTTCTACAATCAGGATGTCCGTTATTAAACAACATAAAACTGGACCAGTTTTTACGTGGAAAATCTGCATTTTTTTGATCATTACCTGAAGAAACATACTTTGTTTGTCTGGCTTTATAATTATGTTGTACTACGCTAACCGCTTGCATATCATTTATATAACGAAGTGTTTCCATTAAATTACATTCTACAATAAAATCATCATCCATGAATATACTGTATCCTTTAAACTTACAAAAAGCAGGACAAATAAATCTAACAATAGTGTGATCTGTGTGCTGATCTGCTGGTCGTTTTCTAGTCCATCCGTTTATATGTTGTGGGTGCAATGGAAATATACTAGCATCAGGGTTATATGTTAAAATGCTTTCTTTACACACATCTGACACATAAGGACGTTCATGTGTAACACCAACAAAGATATTTAATTTTGGTAGTTTTTTCATTGGTAAATATATAAAATTAAGGGTACTTCGTATGGCAAAAATTCTATTTAAAGGTTATTCATCTGTTGGTAAAAAAATTGGAAGTACACAACTTTTTGATTTAAATTTAGCAAAACAAGATTTAATGAATCACTTTTATACAAGACGTGGCGAACGACTAATGGAGCCTACATTTGGTAGTATTATTCCTACATTGCTATTTAACCCGATTAGTAACGAAACAGAAGATCTTATTGTACAAGATGCACAAGAAATTGTAGATTTAGATCCACGTTTTACATTAGTTACAGCAAATAGTAGTGTCAACGCAGACGGAAATGCAATAACATTAAATTTATTGTTAAATTATGTACCTGATAACAAACAAGTAACCATGGAGTTACAATTTGATGCAAGAGCTGAAGAGGCAATATAATGGCAACAACATTACGACAGAAAAAACTTTTAGCCGCTGAAGATTTTACGGCGTTGTATGAATCATTTGCAAGTGCAAATTTTAAAGCATACGATTACGATAGTATCAGAGAAGCATTAATCAACTATGTACGAGATAATTATGCTGAAGATTATAATGATTGGATTGAAAGTAGTGAATTTGTTGCTTTAGTAGATTTATTCAGTTTTATCGGACATAGTATTGCATTTAGATTAGATTTAACAACCAGAGAAAATATTCTTGATACTGCAACTAAATCTTCAAGTGTTTTAAATCTTGCAAGATTTGTAGGTTATAATCCAAGTAGATGTAACCCTGCAACAGGATTATTAAAATTAAAAGCATTACGTACAACAGAAACAATTTATGATTTTAACGGCACTGATATAGGTAATACTGATATAATTTGGGGAGATGCTAGTAATACAGATTACTACGAACAATTTATTACAGTATTAAACAGAACATTTCAAACTATTAATCAGTTTGGAAATCCTTACAAAAAAGGAAAAGTTGATGGTATATCAACAGAAGTATATAAGTTAAATTCTAATACTGATAAAGCCGATGTTACATATCCATTTACTGCTACGGCTAATGGTGCTTCACATTCTTTTGAGGTTGTTAACGGAACATTTAAAGATACTGAATATTTTCACGAAGAAGATCCAGACCCAAACGCCGCAATGAGTATATATTACAGAAATGACGGTACAGGATTTTTAAGTAAAGATACTGGATTTTTTACTATGTTTAAACAAGGATCAATTAACTATACAGACTTTACTTTAAACGAAGCAGTAGAAAATAGAGTAATAGATATTGATACAGAAAATATTAATAATACCGATGTATGGGTTCAAACTGTTAGTGCTGACGGAACTGTAACAACTGCAAACAAATGGACTAAAGTAGATAATACTGAAGGTAATAACGTAATATATAATTCACTAAACAAAAACATACGTAAGATTTTTTCTGTAGTTTCTAGATTAAACGATCAAATTAGTATTAAGTTTGCCGATGGTAATTACGGTGAAATTCCACGTAACTTAATAAGAGTTTGGTATAGAACTAGTAATGGTGAAACATATGTTTTACGAAGTGCTGATGTACAAGATGTATCAGTTACATTTCCATATATTGGTGTAGACGGATTACCATATGACTTAACATGTACATTTGATTTAGAGTATACTGTTAGAACTGCTACTGCAACTGAAAGTGTAGATAACATCAAACAAAATGCACCACTAGTTTATGCAAGTCAAAATAGAATGGTATCAGCACAAGATTATACAGTATTTCCATATACTCAAAGTAGTGCTATTAAAAAGGTAAAAGCAGTTAATAGAACTAACATTGGACATAATAGATTTTTAACATTCAATGATCCGACTGGTGTTTACACTAATCTTAACATATTTGGTTCTGATGGATATATTTACAAAGAGTCATTACTAAAACGAAAAATTATCACATTACCTAGCACATACACAAATCAAGAGATAGCAGATGACTTAATGACTAATATGTTATTTGATGCAGATGTTGCAAATTTTTATTATGAAAATTATCCTAAAATTGTAGCAACACCATATTTGGCATCTAGTAATTCAGCAGTAAAAATTTTTAAACAAGTATCAAGTACTTCAACAACATCAACAGGATATTTTAAAGTTGGTGGTGCTTTAACAACTGCGGCGGCTGTTGGAAATGATTATACAACAGACTCAATTTTAAAAGTTATTAAAAAAGATGCATTAATAGGATTTGCAGAACCAACAACAAGTGATACAGAAACATCTACATGGTCGTCCGGTGATACACATACAATAACTTGGGCAAAAGTATTAAGTGTTACAGGATCTGGTTTAGGCACAGTTGATTCTGATGGAAATTATACCGGTAAAGATACTGCTGGTGTTGGAACAATATCACTTAGTCAACGTATACCAGATAATGCTAGAATTTTATATGCAGTACCAAAATTTAGAAGAAAATTTACGTCATCAGAACGAGATTTAATTGTTGAACAATTATCATTAAAAAACAATTTTGGTTTAGGATACGACGAAGGTTTAGATTTGTGGTGGATAATAGACGA